ACTTATAACGTCTTGCTGGTAGGTTCGTATATCTGTAAGCGATCTTGAACGGGTAAACTTTCTACCGTCCGGAAGCTCCACAACACACGTCATAGAAAAACCTACTTCCGTGTCATTTCCCCACTCGTCCACACGGATTTGAAAAGGAACCGGACGAGCAAAGGATAGTTGTACGTCTGTCTGGTATTTCTCGTCGCTAGGGTGATTTATTTGTAGTACCGTGTCGGCTCCGTCTACTACTGGCGCAGTTGCTACCAATTGGAAGTATTTACCGTTTTTTAGGCGGTAAGCTTCTTGTCGTATAGCAAGTGCGTTCCAAAGGTCTAGGAGTTTTGCGTTTGCTTTTGTTTGTAATTCTGCAAGTGTCATATTTTTATATTATTCCGTCCTTACTCCTACTCCCGTAAAGAAGTAGGGTAAGGACATAATGGTTAAGCTACTGTAAGGACGCCCGCCGCTCCGTCAAAGTCAATTGTGAATGTATCGCCGTCTGCGAGTGATACGGTAGAACCGTAGTCGTATACACCAATAAGCTCGTCGTTAGTTGCTGTATCGTTGTAAATGTAGACATACCGGAAGTCTGCTACTGCTCCGCCAGAAGCGGTCAATACAAGGTCGGTTAGTGTCAATTTATACGTTCCAGAAGCTTGTACTGAACTTGTAGTAGTAACAGCTCGTGCTGAAAGGTTTGTGTACGCAATTTGCGTTACATTTGCCAATACACCATTTCCGTCTGCTGTTGGGTCGCTAGTCTCGGAAGCTGGTGCTGTGTTTGATAATGCGACTGTTAGTGTATCTGCTCCAAGGTTGTGTGCCTTTTCTGCTAGAGCTTCAACAAAGTCGTTTACTTTCGTGAATGTTGCCATAAATGAAATTGTTAATACTGTTGCCCGTCGTCATACGGTATTGCGCCAGTAATTACTCGTACGGCGTTACGCCCTCGGAGTTTTGAATAAAGTTTGCCCAAGTCCACTGGCAGTAGTCTTTCGTCTTCTGTAAGTGGAAGTGGTTTGTCCTTTGACGTCTTATAAGCGATAGATACCATTTTCGCCAACGGTTTGTATGCAGCGTTAGGTAGTCGTACCGCGCTAGAAGTGCTTGGAATAGACATATTGACTTCTCCAACCAAGTCGTCTGCGTCAAGGTCTTCTGGGTATACTTCTCCAGCGATCTTAAGTCCTCCTACTACGGCGGTAATAGCTGCTCCATTAAGAACCATTATCTCCGTACCAAAGTTTAAGTATTTTGAGTCGCTTTCTGAAAACTCGTTTTGGATTTCGGTTTCTTCCATTAAAGGAATGTTCCGGCTTTCTGCATATCCAAAGTCTATTTCCCGTAAGTATGTCCAGCTTGTACCGTCCAGCTTTGCTGCCATATACTTGATACTCTTAAGCATATCTGTCGGGTATGTATACCTTCTAGTATCTGCTTCCAAGTTTCGTACGTCTTCCATAACAAAGTAGCCCTCGTCAACGTTTGCTGCGATTTCTTCGGCTAGGTTGCCTTGCTCCACGTTTGCCAGCATAAGTAGCTCGGCGTCTGTAAGCGTTGTAGAAGTTGTACCAGTTAGGTAGCGTATGTAGTTTGCGAATGTAGTACCTGTCATAATTATAAGTTTGGCTCCTTACCCCGTCCCCGTTTCCCTCGTAAGAGAAACGGAACGGGGTTTGGAACGGTTTAACCTACTGCTTCCCAGCTAATTTGTTCACTTGTTACAACAACGTCTGTATCAAGTCCAATTGTGAAGCCATTTGCTGTTGGAGTAATACCATTTGAAGTAATAAGTGTTCGTGTGCCAGCCGCTACTGTCTTAACAGCGCTTGCGTCTGCCATTCCTTCGTACCACTCCATCATATCTCGTGAAGTGACGTTGATTACACGGACTACTCGTGGCTTAAAGCCAAGGGTAATGTCTCGTGCTGCAACGGTACCAGTATCAAGTACCCGACCTACGCCGTGGTTTTGAATTGGACTGTTTGATTGCGTTAATGTTTCCGCCATAATTCTTTTGAATTAAGAAGTTAATAATTACCCTAGTGCTTCAACCTTGGCTGGGTTGTTGTCAATCCGTAGATTTTTGCCAATTTGCCCTTCACTTTCCAAACGTTCCTTCACCATTTCGGCTACTTGTTGTGGAACTGAAACAAAGACTCCACGCTTGATAGATAACCGGTAGCCGTTGATATTTACCGTAAACGGCACTTTCTCTGCTTGCTCCGGCGGTACGCCTTGTTCCAGCGGTATCATAATTGACACTTTTGGTTGTGCGTCAAGGTGTGCTTTCATTTTATTTTGGTCTGCGTTCCACTCCTTTTCTACTTCCTGTTCGGAAGCAGCTTTTGGAGCTGCGGGTGCTTCTGGTTGTGCTACTGGAGCTTCCGGAACCTCGGCAGTCTCCACTCCACCTTCCAAACGTGCTATAAGCTCGTCCTTGGTTCCTTTAGCGTTTACTCCAGCTTCTTTTGCGGCTTTTTGCAATTCTGCATAAGCCATTTCTGTGTACTCACTCATAGATTTTAAGATTACTCCTTCTAATAACGGGGTTGGCTATGTCAAAACTATGCTGTTACTGCGTGTTCAAGACGAACCATAAAGTCGTCGTTTAGGATTTTCGCTACAAAGGTTCCTTTCCAACCTGTAGTACCTCGCTGGTCAAGTGGGTCTGTAGAACCTCCTGAACCAAGTGGCTTAACAATGTTCTTAAGTGCTGCGCCTGAAATACGTGATACTCCGTACGCTTCTGCTCCTAGAATAATTGTTGCGTGTACGTCAATTGAAGAAGCGCCAGCGCCGGAAAATACCTTTGCATTTGGTGTTTCAATGAAACGTACGTCTCCAATCTTTCCTACTTCACCTTCCATAATACCCATAGAAGAACTGTATTTTTCTACTGGTACCCAACCTGTCTCGTCTTGTAGGTCGTAAGTAGTGTTAGGCGAACAGATACCAACGTATGCTTGTGATACTGGTTCTGTTGCAATACCTGTAGAAGCTGCAACCATACGTGTAATACGTCGGGCTTTTGCAAGCTTAAGTGTTCGTACTGCCTTTCGCACTTCGGTAGCTGTAATAAGGTCTGTTGAAGAAACGGAAACTCGGTCTGACTGTCCAACGTAAGTAACGGTTGTACCCGCTGCTAGGACGTCTCGTGCCAATTGGTCAAGTGTGTCTCCGGCTTGATCTCCAAGGACTTCTGCAAACTCCGTAAGGATTGCGTCTTTTGACTCATAAGAAACAACGTCACTGTAAGTAACAAAGTCTCCGTATTGTGCCACGGTAGCTGTAATATCCGTTACGCTCATTGAAGAACCTGTTGGAGTTACACCTTCTGTTAAAGCGGTTGTAGCCGCGCTTAAGTTACCGTATCGTCGGAACTTAATAGTACTGGTTCCACTATTCTGTGGAATATCGCGCACTTGTCCGTACTTTGTGTGTAGGAAAAGTGGTACTGCTCGCATAAGCAAAGTCCGTGAGTAGAAGTTGTTTACTTCTGCTGGGATTTGCGTTCGTGTAGTTGTTGACATAGTGTCGTTTTTTTACGCGTTAATAATTTTTAACCTCCTGTCTTGACTCGTAGGATTTCATTTTGAAACTCCTCGTCTGTCATATCTGCGACTGCTTTACCTTTCGTGCTGTTTCCAGCTTGTCCGGTGCCAGTCTTGGTTTTTCGGGCTTTCTCTGCTGCTTGTTTGGAGCGTTTAGCTCCCATTTTCAGTAGATTGTCTCCGGCTGCTGCAAACATAAGCTGTTTGGTGGGTACGTCCTTCCAAGAAGGGTGTTGCGCCCACTTAAGCGCTCGTGCTGCGTATGGCTTGAAGTCGGGGTTGGCTGACACAAACTCGTTGATTTCTCCTTGTAGCTCGGCTTGTTGTTGCTGTTGCTCATAGGGTGCAAGTCGTTTGCTTACGACTCTGTCAATAATCTTCGCGTCCTCCTCACTGACGTCGTCAAGGTCGTCGTCCTCGTCTCCAAGGTCGTCGTCCTCGTCGTCTGTTTCCCCTTGTCCCTTCTTCGCTTTTTCAAGCTTGTTCTTACGGCGTAGGGCTACCCAGTCTGCGTTAGTACGTG